ACCAACTGCGGTGTTATTGTAACCTGTTGTGTTACTGCCTAATGCAGCGGCACCAACTGCGGTGTTTTGGATACCTGTTGTGTTGTTCAATAATGCAGAACGACCAACTGCGGTGTTCTCACTACCTGTTGTGTTATTGCCTAATGCATAATAACCAACTGAGGTATTATTGAGACCTATTGTGTTGGTGAGTAATGCCGCAAAACCAACTCCTGTGTTATTAATACCTGTTGTGTTAGAAAGTAATGCAGAACGACCAACTGCGGTGTTTTGACCGCCTGTTGTGTTGTTCAATAATGCATAAGTACCAACTGCGGTGTTATCGATACCTGTTGTGTTGGTGACTAATGCAGAACGACCAACTGCGGTGTTTTGGATACCTGTTGTGTTGCTTTGTAATGCACTACTACCAACAGCGGTGTTATCACTACCTGTTGTGTTATTGACCAATGCTCCATTACCAGCCGCAAAGTTTGATATGCTTCCACCACCCCCATAACTAACAACTGTTGTTCCTTGGATTTTCAGTGCCATTGTGAGTTATCTTCCTCTACTCTTGTCTTACTGCCGTCGATGTTCTTTTAATCCAATCATAAAAGTTACCAGTCCATCTCTTCACGCCTGTATGAGAGAGATTGATAGCAGGATCAACATAGATTTTGCCACCACTTCTTCTCCACGACTCACAGAAGTAGATGTCCTCAGAACATAACTCACCATCCAAAATACCAACATTGAATACCATTCTGATTGGTTCGTGCTTATAAGGCTCTGTATACGAATCAGAATAGTTCCAAATCTTTTTAATAGCATCTTTTCGCACTCTCAGGAATCCAAGACCAAGCCCGGCAACCTCAGCCAGACCTGTGCCTGAAAACAGAGCAATGTCTTCTGGATCAATAGGATTCTGCATATCAACCTTGACAGCATACTGTTCAAAGTCAGATTTCTTGACCACTGCTGCACCAACGATCTCAACATTGTGTGAGAGCAACTTGAACAAGTCTGTTGGATTCCAATCCACATCACAATCAATAAAGACCAGATCATCGACCTTGGAGTCATATGCAACCTTGAAGATATCATTGCGTGCCCTTTGAATCAGAGCATCATACGCAATATAGAATGGCACAACATTGATGTTATACATCAGTCCAATCTTGCAACATTCAGCCAAAGCACTTGCATAGTACACATTGACAGACCCATCATAAGATGGTGCAGCAACCATCACGGTTCTCATTTTCTTTTCAGGTTGCTGTGCTTGTTCTACCTCGTTTGTAGTCATAGTAATACCATCCTTTCACTGTTACTATAATATATGTTTACTGAAGGTCGTTTAGATTGAAATCGCCAATGCGTTCTTCGGTAGATGGCATATTGAACGCTTCATAATGAGCGTCCCAAACAGCATCAGGAAGATTAGAAAAGGCTAGAAGTTCAGCCTTGGTAAACTGAGTAGGTGTCTTGTTTAGGTACTCAACATCTTCACGGTGATCATATGACCGTGACCAACCATCTGCATCAGCCTTATATAGGACTTCAAGGTCCCAAGACTTGACGACACCATCAGATGTTCTTACGGTTGGTTTTGCTCTTTTTAGTGTTTTTGTGTATGGATACTTTGCTGCCATCTTCGACTCCTTTTCTTAGGTTACTAGGCAATTCTTTTAGTTCTTTTACTTCTCTTTGTAGTGTATTTACAGCATCAATAAGAAATGCTATCAACTGTATATAGGCTACCGATTTTACACCAGATTCGTTCGTATTGACGATTTCAGGTAGAACCTTTTCAATGTCTTGTGCGACAACACCATAAGATATTTCGTTTCTATCTTTCCATTTAAACGAAACTGGATTAATCTGTGAAAGAATATCAAATGAGTTATGAATAGGCTGAATGTTCTCTTTAAGAATCATATCCGACACAGAGTTAAAATCAATGGCTGTGATAGAACCTCCTACAACAACATTTGAAGTGATGTTTGCTGTGCCCATCACATGTAAGTTTGAAGTTGGTGATATGGTACTAATACCAACACTATTATTTCCAGAATCAATATAAAGAGTTCCAAGGTCAAAAGTATAGTTACCACTAAGGTCTTGTTCAGGTATTAGTGTGAGTAGTCTTGATGCTGGTATTACACCCAAATATGCCATTGTTAGGTAATCTCCAGTATGCTCATGATAACATCAGCAGAGTTTGCTGTATCAGATTTTACAAGGATTCTGTCGTTAGTTTCAAGCACAACCTTCTGGTCTCCACCAACAACAACGATTGTACCACCAGATGGAACAGGAGCATCCTTGATAAGATATGTATTGCTTGTGGTTCCTACATTCAACATCACACCAACAAGAATTTGAGATGAAATCCTGTTAGCCACCGCCAGACCAATGATTGTTGTTTGTGTGTTAGCACCTACAGTATAGGAACCGACAGAGCTAAAAGTATTGCTGACATTTTGTGATACTTTACGTTTAAAGTTATTTGGCATATGTTTCTTTTATCCTAAAGCTATGGCAAATGCCAGTGCGTCTGTTGCTGCTGTGTTTGCTTGATTAAAAGCTGGTGCAATATTAGCAGATATTATAACCTTATCATTGATAGCATCACCGACAAGTATAATGTTTTGACCGGCCTCAAGTGTTAAAATATCACCTGGAGTATCAGCAATAACAAGAACACTATTGGCATTGACTGTGCCGAAATAGTTTATAGTGCTTGGAAATACAGTTATTTGGCTATTAGTGTTTTTATAGTAAATCTTGCCGTCGGCATAGTTAATAGCCAACTCACCAAATTCAAGTGATGCCGGAATTGCTGATGGTGTTGAAGACTTTCTTAGTTGTATTACAGTATTTGCCATTAAAAATCATCTGACTCTTTGTTAGACTGTACTGGTTCTTCTGTAACCAACACTTCTTCTTTCTTTTTGGTATTTATTTTCTTTTTTGAAACTGCTGGAACATCTTCTACTTTAGGATTTTTATATTCTTCCAGCAACTGCTTTGTTTCTGTAAGTTCTTTTTCCTTGTCAATATACAGTCTCTTTAATTCATTGAACTGATTTTGTAAGGCTTCCATGTGAGAAACCTTATTCAACAGAGCATGATGAGAATCCTCAGCGATTCGTGCTTTTTCTTTTAGAACAGCAAATTCTTTTTCTGTTGCAACAGACACACTTAACTTGTTTGATAATTCAGCAATCGTAGAATCTTTTTGTGATAAAAGATTCTCCGAAAGCTTAACCTGAGTCTTCAATTGAATTATCTGGTTTAGTTGGTCATGTAGCATAGCCACAGTATTTTCCAGGTATGCATTCACATACACACTTTGATCTGCCATATTTTAAATCTCCATTATGTAAATTCTAAATTAGAATGATCCACCATCCAAATGTCCAAATTGAGGAACACCTGTGGCTGATGCTTGTAGAACCTGACCTTCTGTACCAGCATTAGTAACTTTTAGGTCGCCTGCTGTGTTTCCAAATAGAATACCATTCTGGACAAATGATGTTCTACCTGTGCCACCATAAGGAACCTTTACGATACCAGTGGAGATATAAGAACCATTAGCAGCATTTGTGTTGGCAGCAGTCCCAACAGCATCAGCATAGGCATTAGCAGATGTACCAACTGAATTAGCAAATACTCTGGTGTAAGCATTAGCAGAGTCACCAACTGAGTTAGCAAAGACTCTGGTATAAGCATTTGCAGAATCACCTACTGAGTTGGCAAATACTCTTGAATAAGCATTAGCAGAGTCGCCTACTGAATTAGCGAATACTCTAACATAAGCATTAGCAGAATCACCTACTGAGTTGGCAAAGACTCTAGAGTAGGCATTGGCACCAATACCTGTATTAAATGCCAAAAGATTGGCAGCATTAGCTTTATCAAAGGCAGCACCAATGGTTAGAATGGCATTTGCACCACCAAGGGTAAGATTGCTTGTTTTGATGTCTGCATTTAGAACAGCAAGAGTAAAGTTATTACCAGTAGTATCAATATGGTTAGGATCGGGCTCTTTATTATAACCTTGAAATAGATAATATTCCTTAACAGTTGCATCACGGAACAGACCAGTATGAAGATTTGCCGAGCCATTATTATAATTTGCAACAAAGCCAATATCTACTATGTCTGATGAATAGTTATTACCAGCAAGATAAATTAGAGGGTCTGAAACTCTTAATGTTTCAGTATCAATGCTGAAGGCATTACCTGATACAGTTAATGATCCTGTTACAGCAAGATTTCCAGTAATCGTTTGAGATGGTGAAATAAGTTTAACAAAAGTAGAATCTGAGTAGTTATTAGCAGAAATACCAGCAGAAGCGGCATAGGCATTAGCAGATGTACCAACTGAATTAGCAAATACTCTGGTGTAAGCATTAGCAGAGTCACCAACTGAGTTAGCAAAGACTCTGGTGTAAGCATTGGCAGATGTACCTACTGAGTTGGCAAAAACTCTTGAGTAGGCATTAGCAGAATCGCCAATTAGGACTGCATATGAATTGCCTGATAGACCAACGTTGTAAGCATATGCATTGGCTGTGTTGGCCATATTATATGCAGCATTGGCTTGATCTCTGGCTGTGTTGGCCTGATTGAAGACTATTTCATTGTTACCGACATTGGCTGCCTGATATGCAGCATTGGCTTGATCAAATGCCCTCTTAGTATGATCAACCCAGTATTTACCACCAATTTCAACAACATCTGTTCCAGCCGCATCACCAAGAAAAAGTTTTTCTGAAAGATATGAGTAGGCTGGTTCGGCTGCACTTAATGATCCACCAACAGGGGCTGAGGTTGCACTTGATCTTTTGATTTGAATAATTGTATTTGCCATATTAGAAAGTTCCTCCTGTTATGATTGGCAAAGTTTTAACTACATACTTACCTGTTGATTCATCATATACAAGAGTTTCATTATTATCAGGATCACTAGCATCAACATCTTTAAGATTTGATAAGGTATTTACATTTTCAGGAATAACACCAACAGTACGAATAGTACTTCTGCTTTGATTATTTATTGATATTCTGTTTTTTGATGGCGAAACTACTGTAACTTTTATTGCCATTGTTTTCTACCTATTTTGATACCTGTGGTGTTACTGTAATGATTCCTTCCAACACCCTTGATGTGGTGTTTAGTTCATCTACTGTTTTAACATCAAACACATATCGCCCTGGTTTTAGATTTGCTGTGTTTGCAGCAGTCATAGAAAGGGTTAGTTCTCCATTGGCAGCATCTGTTACTGTACAGGTTATGTTAGCAGAAGCATTGACTGAATAATATGATCGTCTTAGTTGAGATGTCGCAGTATAACCAGCAATATTAATAGGTGTGTTCGTAACATCATCTGTAAGATTGATGACATTATTGAATGTTGTTCCCTGATCTAAATAAAGTTCTACATATGCAGACATTTTTAGTTTATTTTTCCTGTTACTATAGTAGGTTTAGAACTGCTGTTGGACCTGATAGTGTTACGTTTCCTGTTATAATGAGATCACCAGAAAACACTGTTCCTGATGTGTTTGCCAAAGCAGCATTTGCTTTTTGGAATGCAGAAATTGTGAAATTATTTGACTGATTACTTAAGGCTATTGTAAAAGCATTGGCGGAAGAGCCAACATCATTGGCTCTTGAGTTAGCAGAGGCACCGATAAGATTGGCATAGGCATTTCCTGATGCACCGATTGCAATGGAGATTGTGTTACTTGTAATGGCACCATCAACAATGATACCACCAAGATAACTGACTATAAAACTGTTGGCTGCGTCAGTATAGCTGTTTGATGCCTGACCAACCAAATTTGCATACAAGTTTGCATACGCATTTGCGGATTCACCAACAAGGTTGGCTCTTCCATTGGCTGATTGTCCAACCAGATTAGCCCTGGCATTGGCTGTTTCACCAATAAGATTGGCATATGAATTGGCAGATTCACCAATAAGATTAGCATAGGCATTTCCAGAATACCCTATAGAATAGGCTATGGTATTTACAGAGTTTGTTTTATTATATGCAGATTGAGAATTGATATCAACAATGTCCAAAGATAAAATTATCTGATTGGTTCTTGTTCTCAATACATCAAAGGTATCATTTAATGAAACGTTTGCTAATGCCATATTATTCTACCAACTTCCTTAAAAGTATTTTTATTTCAGACATATCGTCTTTTATTGAGCCTAATTCTGTTTCTATAAGCTTTATCTTTTTTTGAAGAGCCTTTTGCTTTTTATAGGCAGCAAGACCTTCATCATCTTTATTTATAAGATATCCTTGATCCGTCTTATAGAAACCATATGCTTCGGTTTTAATATCAGCCATTTTGTTTATTTACCTTTTTACATTTGTAGGCATAGAACTCGTAAATCTGCAACTCGTGGAACAATAGCACTATTAGTACCAAGTAGGCCAATCTTGATCTGATATGACTTATACCCAGTAAAACGTATGCCCTGGGAACTAACATACTGTAGTTCCCCATTAGGCCCTGTCATAGAAGATATTGGCATATTGAATGTTAGTTCTTTGAAATCATTATCTGTGGCAAGAGATGAATAAACACTATTATCCAACTTTTCCATTTCAATCCAAGGTCTGTCTCTTAGAGAATCAGAGTCCTCGTTATGAACGAATCTTACCCAAACTTTGATATCTGAGTTTGGTGGTCTGTATGCAGTGCAGATTACTCTGATATCTTCGGCATCCTGACCTGTTGCCAAAACAACTGGTTGGTTAATATACTTGTTGAGTAGTTGTCCTGTACCAACACTCTTAACAACAATGTTTGATGACACATTACCAACAACACCCTTAAATGAGTTGTCTGACTGATTATATACAAGTACCCGCTCACCAGAAATAAATCCGCTTGTTGACATAATATAGTCTGTAGTACCATCAACAATTTCAACGACACCTGATCTTCTGCTTGTTGATCCGACGATAACATTACCAACATTGATTGCACCGTTTGCATCTTCAATTTTCAGACGATTCACACCGGTTTCATTTTGTGTATTTGCGTTAATAATATTATCAACAAATACTGTGTGTGTTCTTGCCAAATCCAGAACAGGAGACATGTATTCACTTCTGGTTGACATGGTGGTTTTAATCTTGTTTGATCTATCGCCACCTAACAAGGCCAGTTCGTTTGATCTTGATAGAAGTGCTTGTTCTGTTCTGAAACTATAGTTATCACCATCAACAACTGATACATAGGAACCAAGAACACCAGTATTTGATGTTGGCTGCATCTGGAATCTTATTGATGTTTTACCGAAGGTTAAATAGCTTGGTTCAAAATCAACTGTTGAGTATCTTTGGTTGTCAATAGAGTCTACGGTTGCTGATGTACCAGATTCAATACCCCTGATAATATCAGAAACATAGAAGTAGCCACTGGAATCTCTATATTCAGCAAAGTTATCATTATTAATGGTTTTGAAATATTCTATTGTGCCGTTTGATGTTCTCTTGGTTGTAATCAGGGATGTGTTTCCAGTAACAACATTGTTTGATTTATGAACAATACTTACTCGTTCATTTCTGATAAAGTCATCATCTGTAACGACAGCAACAGAACCATTTATGCTCAGAACTTCTGAGTTTGCTCCAGATGTCACACCAATCAGTCTGCTGTTTGATGTGATCATATTTACGTTGCCACTGAGAGTAAGTCGTGTTGTTCCAAGGAATGTTTCGCCAAAATCTGCAATAACAGATGACACATTTGAAAGATTTAGATTTTCAAATGGCTTGTTTCCAAGAATTACTTCACCGGGAGAATTCACATTGAATGCTGCTCTATAGAATCTAATCTTTAGATCAACATCAGGAACCATATCCCAGTTAAGATTGTTATTTGTGGTATAGAATGTACCTGTTCTTGCTCTGGACGTTACCTTTGTGTTTGTAAGAATATCAGTTTCACCCAGACGTGATACCCAGAAATATGTATCTGGATTTAGACCCTCTGTATGAATAACAAACGCATACTGTACATCATTTAGTAGGAATACAGGTGCAGGGAACTTGATATTATATGCTTTTGATGAATCACTACTCAAGAACGGTTTGATCTGATCTGCTGTAATCCATACCTCAGAGAATGGCACCTGATTCCTGGTAATACCACCTGCATTGTCCATTTCTCGGATTTCTACCCAGACACCCAAGGTCGGATGAACAGCAGAGAAGAATAGATCAACAGAAGTCATAAAGACACCCTCTTCTTCTGTTGGTGCTTTGGGTAAGAAAGAATATGCAGCACACGAAGGATTATTCACATAAACATACTGTGTTGTCGTGGCTGTTTCTGTCAGTGGCTTTGTTGTGATAGATGCTTGTCTTGTTGAAAGAATGGTATTTTGTTTTTGTTGAACTATACCATGAGCAACATATTGTCTTTTCGCATAGGTTGAAGCATCAATAGAATTAGTTATACTGTCTGTAAGAACAAGTTCTCTTGAACCAACTCTAAATGTGTCTTTTGGAAGAATGAACAGGAAATATGCTGTGCCATTTGCATCTGTTGTAAGCTGACTTCCCAAGGCCGCCAGATTTTTTTGAATGTTAGTATATGATTCTGGTTTATTCAGAAGTTCTGTAAATTGAGATGCTGTTAGTGGTCTGATAAACTGAGTTACATTTTCACCATCAAAGAAAGCATACATTCTTGTGCGAGCTTTAAGTCCTCTTGCCTCACAAAGAATACGAGTAGATTTCATATAGGCAACCAGAGACACATCAACAAGTCTCTCGCCAATATTTTCTGTATCGGTTTTAATTGTTGTGGTTGTCTGTGTGCCTGTTCTTGTGCTTTGGGTTGTTTGTGTTACTCTGTAATCGTTTCTGGAAATAAATCCAGCATTGTCAAATAGTCCCTGTCTTGCCCCCCTATTAAAGATATCAATCCCACCAGTTATACCACCTTGTACTAGACCTTGAGGACTTCCAGACAAAGGCTGGGGTGGACCCCAGGCATTAGGATCATCAGGTCTATACAAAGATTTACGATTCTTTGTATCATTGCTTTTTTGAACAACCTGTCCTGTTATCTGAGTTTGCCATTGATTCCATTGTGTAACAGTCCCTTGCTTAACCCCGGCAGGAACCATGTCTTTATGAATAACTTCATCAGGTAGAGTGTCTGTTTCAGACCAAACTTCTGTATCAGGATACAGATATAGGTTTCCGATAAACCTATAAGATGAAAGTTCGATGTTTCTGTTTGTTGTTGCTCTGGGTTGTTCAATAAGAACATCTTCTGTATAGTTTAGGGTAACTATATCTCCGTGTCTTCTAATATTGGATGTGCCAGATAGATAGTCATAGTAATGAGAATGCATGGTAAAATATGGTCTGATAGATTTTTCTTCAGGATCAACCACAATTCTGTAATCTGATGTTCCTGTGTCACCTAAACTATGATCAGTAAATGTATCAACAAAAACCCCATTCTTAAATCTTTCAAGACCTTGTTCATCTCTTACCTTAAGATCAACAGCAGCTTTTTCAAGCATATTGAGTGAAACATAGTATTCAAGATTTTCTATTCTTGATTTCAGGACGCCAATATCACGCATGGTAAATCTGATATTGGATAATTTTGTTGTCACACAACCAAGATCACGCCTATTTATTTTCTGAGCATAACTTGGTGCCAAGGATGGATAAGGTGTTATATAAATTGAAGCCAGAGCCATAGAATTGGCTGGAACTTCTGGTGTTACAGGGAACGATGACGGCACACCAGAAACAGACGATATCTCACCTTCTTTGTTCATAACTATCAGGTCTCGTCTGGCCTGATAATACTGATAGTCGTAGGTTATCTGTGATGATGGCACAGGAAGACGCAAACCATTTGTATTTACAATAAATGTATCTGATTTGGCTGGATTTGTTGATGCTCCTGCTACTGTAATTGAATCGTTTGCTGTTCTTTGTTTTACAGGTCTGAAATCAAGATAGTTTCTTAGATCGTATCTCTTACCTGTTGATGAAGAATAGATTGGAATATTCTCAGTCCTGATTGTATTTTCAGAAGGGCTATTATCATCATCAATAGGATAAGAGTCTATTGAGAAATAACCAACACCAACTGAGGTAAGTGGTTCAAAATAGTCCAGATCAACAAGAAGGTAGTCTGTTGCTGCCAAAGATATTGCTGGTGTTATGGTTGCTGTGTCATATAGACCATCCTTTTGACCATTGTTTATGATAAATGAGGATGTAACAAGTGTTCCTTTATCACCATCTGTTGGGACAGATGATTTTTTATAAATGGCATTGACCTTATACACATCAGAGAAGCCAAGACTAAACGGTCCTGTAACACCCGCAGTGTTGCAATTGATTATGACAAATCTGTTCTTTCTTAGAAGTTTGTTTGCCTGATATGAATTTCTTCTAACAATCTGATACGAAACCTTTGCACCAATTGTTCCAGGGAAAGTTTCTTTCAAATCAAATGTTAATGTAGAAGGTGTTGCAGATACCTGTCTTTCTTCTCCGTTATCGAATCCTTTGCTTCTCAGATCAATAATATCACCAGCCTTATAGTGCTTGAAATATACATTCCCTGTAATACCAGCAGATAGTAGTTCGTTTGTTGTTATGGTTGTACCACTACCATTAATTTCTTTGATGGTCCAGATATCAGATTTACCGGCAATTGTGATCTTGTCACCAACATTAAATCTACTAAAGAAGTTTCCTGAACTTGTCAGAGTATAGTTGCTTCCAGAAACAGTTCCTTGACCTTGAATGTTTGCGGTGCTTGTTAGAGATAGGATGATTTCTGACTTGTCTGGGTCAGAAAGTGTTGTTGTTCCGTATGGTAATTGTTCATCAATATTTGTGGTATTTAACACAACATCAAATGAACCATATCCAGACAACTGAGTAATATCACTTACACTTGTTGTTCTCTTAAAGTTGAAGGTGATTCTAGGATTACCATCATCATCTCTGATTGTTTTTGTAAAGTTTGATCCTGTATAGTACAGTAGCGCACTTAGTGCTGGATCATTTATAACAGCATTGTTTGCAGAATTTAGGACGATATCTGCACCAAATCCTGTTGTATGCAGACTCTTTACTTTGGAGAACGAGTTGGTGCCATTCATGGAGATATCTGTTAGATACACCAAGGTTGTGGCTGCGTTTGAACCTAGTAGTCCAGAATTGTACTCAACATGAAGAACCTTTGCGGAACCGATGTTATTTCCTGAAGGTGTGGTTGAAACATCGAATGAACTGTTGCTGACTCTTTTTCCTGCAATATCATACAATGAAACTGTTGTTCCTTTGTCTAGATCAACAGAGCCAATAACTTCATTTGTAAGAACATAACTGCCAAGAGTTGCACTGGTTATCTGGGATTGAATTGTTTCAAAATCATTACCTTTTTCAACATCAATGTATTCTGTGATAAGTTTATTAACCTCATAACCTTTAACATAGCCTACCCCTGGCTCAATACCAACAGAAAGTAGCTGGTTATTTCCTGTGGCAAGAAGTCCGCCATTTATTGCTGTTTTTAGGTTTTCCCTTACTCGAACACCAAGACCTTGGACATAGTAGTCGCCCGACTCATCAAACTTTTGTTTAGCAAGCTCATCTCTTAGAACACTATACTGGGGTCTTTCATATGTTTCAGTGATAACACCATTTTTTATTGAAAATAGTTCAACGAAATCTGGATCATCCCCCTGATCGTTAAAATTCTTTAACATGAGGGTGGGTGTAAGTTTTAATCTATCAGCACCGGGAGCAGCATAATTTGAAGATTCTAATGCAGGGTCTAAAAGAGAAATGTCATCAGAATACTTAATGATATCTTCAGAAATATAGAAGCCGACTCTTGCAGAAGGAAGCTGAGTATATCTACCCAGGATGATTGAGCTTGTATCAAAATAAATAAAATGCTCTTTGGCGAAAACAACACCAGAACTTATAACAAATCTTGAACCAATGCCTGTGATTGGTGCTGCTCCAGTTGGAACAGATGTCGCAACTACAAGAGTTCCTACATTTGAGGTTAGAATTTCTCCTGGTTGAAAAACACTTGTTGATCCATCTGTACTACCTGTAAGATAGCTTACATAGATTGTTTTGCTGTTATTGGTCGTTTCAAACCCATCAACAACTTCTTCAATCTTTGCTGTGATTCCTGTTGTTTGCCCTGTCACAACATATGATTTATAGCTTTCAATTTCTACAGCCTGACTTGCAGAATCAAGGTCTTTTATTTTTACATAAGGGATTGTTGTCTCAATATTAAACTGTCCAGGAAGAACAATACTACCATCACGGAAAATATGCTTACCAAACCTATCAATCTGCTTTTGTAGGATGGTCTGCATCTGGGTAAGCTCTCTGGCCTGAACAGCATACCCTGGCTTATACAGTATTCTGTAATAATATTTTGACTCATCATAGTCGTCATAGTATGGTGACACATTAAAGTCTGTGGATAGTATAGCAACATTAGAAACGGCCATTTTTTTGTTTTTCCCTTTAGAATTTCACTAGAATTTTGAAGTTTTCTATTTGATCAGAAGCTCTTGTAATATTTTTTATGTTATCAACATAAAGAATCTTTCCACTACTAGGTTGTAGTCTTCCGGGCTGGATGCTCGTCACAGTTCTTGATGTTGAATATATTGTTCCTATAAGTGCCCGTAAGCTAGGTGTTCCTCTTCTATTTATCACAGTCAATATTCCCAAGTCTGCATCCCAAGATACAACTCTTCCAGAGAATGTTGCATTGTTCAGGCTTACTCCCTGATATACGATTTCATCCTCAGCATAGTCTCCAGAACCAAATGTTGTGAATCTATATGCTTGTAGATATGCCAAGTCTCCAGCAGTATTTGATGAATTATAAATTTTTGGGTCTTTGATTATTGAGATTTGTCTAAAATCGTTTGTCTCTGGTAGCACACCATCTTCATCATACTTAATATTAACATTAAACATCAGGTTCTTACCACCAAGTTCATATAAAGGATTGCTTCCGTGTCCTCCTGGTGGGCTTATAACAGCTCTTGCTCTAGCTCCAGACCCTCCACCACCAGAAATAGAAACTGTTGCATATGTGTATCCTGAACCTGGATTAACGACTGTTATTCTATCTATAATGTTAGCAGATGTGACATTGGATGTAATGTTTGCTAATAACACAATTCCAGAGCCATCACCAGATGCTTGCACAATCAGATTGGCTGCATTGCTATAGTTTGAGCCACTATTGGTTATCTCAATAAATTCTATTGCACCATCTCTGGCGTTATCTTGAACCTGCCATTGGGTTGATCCATCATTAGATTGGACAGTCTTTACTGGAATATATGTATCTGTTGTAAATTTTAAAACATCACCATCAGATATGGTATACATATACTTCCAGACATAATTGTCTGATGTCAAAGTTAATCCATCTGTTTTAATAGATGTTGGTTCTATGAAAGAGACGCTTGAACGGTTGTTTGATATACACTTATACACACTATAGTCTCTGTTCATAACATAAAATTCTGGATTATCAAACAAAGAAGGGTTCATATGATCGTATGCAGTATATACTCTACCTGATTCCCAATTTATTCTGGGGATAACATGAGATATATCACCACCAGTTATTCTCTTACCACCAATCATATTATCCCATACTTCATATACTGAGGCCACAGAAGAATTTGCAATATTTGGTGATGCCTCATTTGGCCATGCATTGGTTTTACCAAAGGTCAAATATAGATTTGAACTTGATGGCTCTGAAACAGATTCTTTTAGCTGCTCTGCATTATTAACTCGCAAATCAATATATGTTGTGGATGTGGACGACATAATTTTGCTTTTCAATCCTTATATTATACGACAATGATCTTTGTATTTAGGATACAATCCTACCAACTTCAACATTCCCGGATGTGTTATTTGCAAACATAATTGAAACATTAAATATGGCAGGAACACTGTTTGATCCATTTGCTGTCACTACTGGAACTCTAGAATATTCTATACCAAAATTATGAACATTTACAGAAACAATTGATCCATTGGCATTTATGGTATATGTTGCGTTTGCTCCGAATCCATCTCCTGTGAAGATCAAATAACTGTTTGCATTATATCCTCTGCCTGCATTATCAATTGATATTGATTTGATTGGTCCTTTTTGAATAACCTCAAAGTAGTCTGTTGAGGTTGAGTTTATGGTATAAATACCGTTTTCTACGTTTCCTGCGTTATTGCTTGTAAATTCTAAGAATACTGTGTTCCCAACTTCAAATCCATGTGATCCATAATTAACATTAATTGTATTTCCTGTTTTTTCATATGTTCGTGGAACAATAACGGTTTTCATCATTGTAGAAACATTACATGGACAGGTTGTGTTTGCTGGTTCATCAACCACCAGATACTCACCAAACATTCTCATACCTGCTGGATGGACCAAATCTTGAATTGCCTGTCTATATTCTTTTGTGGATAGAGGTGTCTTTATAACATATGAGAATGTCTGATAATAATCTCTATCTTGTAGGAAGTTGTATGAACTGATATGACCATCGTCGTTCAGATATCTTCCAGGATAGGCAAACACACCAAATATATCGCCAGCAACCACAGATACATTTGCTCTTGCTTTTCCGTTGCCTGATTTGGTTAGATCAATATTTGCATCTTCATACCCTCTACCACGGCTTGAAATAAATACCGATCTAATAGCACCCAAAGTATCGGTATTGGCTCTTAGTATTTCACCAGAACCAAGAATATTGGTTACTGCTATATTTGCTCCACTTCCTGTTGTTGTTATTACATTTGCTTTGGGTAGTAGAGATAGATCATATCCAGAACCACCAACTATCTGGCCAGGAACCTCAACAAATTTAACTTCTGTAATCATACCATTTGCTGCAACATTTGTCACATTTGCTGCTGCACCAAAACCAAAACCTCCAACAACATTTATAAATTCAATTTCATCACCGATCTGATATCCTGTTCCACCAGAAATAATTTTCATTCTACCAAGAATACCCCTTGAGAATATTTTGGGATTTGGAATTATTTTCGCAGAAGGAACTGTTAGATAGCCACCAGGGTTTACAATTTGGATTTCTGATGCAGGTCCAGTATTACTAAAATCTAGATAAATGAGAGAGTTTGCAATAGTAGTATTAGCATTTGCCTTTTTTATTACAGCGAAACTATTCATAGACAAGTTTCCTGGTAGCCCAGGTCTTACATTTATGGTATTAGATATATTGTTTGATGATGTAACCAGAACAATAATACCACCCACATTCAAGCTGTCATATGTCTCAAAGAAAACATTTGAATTCTGTTTTATGTCATTCAATGTTATTGTTGATATTGAATTTCCACTTCCTGTGTTTATGGTTAGATTTGAAAATTCATTGTATAGAGGACGAATAACAGTAATGTTGGATACATTAGCATTAGCTTTTATTATTCCAGGAGATATTGTTATAACATTTGAGTTTGCAATTAAACCCTTTATCTCGACTGTTTCACCAGCTATTACTAACTTGTCATATACCGTGAAATAGACATTGGAATTTGCAGGATATTCGTTTAGTCTAATATTGTTTGCATATGCAGACTGAACAAAAGAGTTTGATATTTTCGGATTGCTGAAAGTGGAAATAGATATGTTTGCCAAACCACCAGGAACACTTGGATAAACTGTTATTGTATTTGATGTAGGTGAAGAACTGGTAATATAAACATTAACACCATTTACTGTTATGGTATTACCTGACATCAATGAAACATTAGAGTTTCCGAAATAAACTGATGGATATGTCATTTCAAAAACTACAATACTATTGTCTGTCAATTCTCCAAACAAAGCTGGAGTTGTTCTTATTAGTGATGAGTTTGCATTTGATTCTGTTATCAAAACAATTTTATTATTGACATTTAATGTGTATCCGGTTGTAAAGAATACATTAGAGTTTCCTGCCCACTGTGTTAAAAATGCAGCATTACTAAATCCAAGAGATGCAATTCTCAGGTTAGATACATTAGGAGTAAATACTCTTGTCTGAAGACGGATTGTATTTGTCGCAGACCCAGAAACAGTATTTGCAATAAGATTTGTTGATACACCAGATACTGTATAAAATATAAGATTTGATGAAAAGATATTTCCTGTAAAACCAGGAAAAACATTTATTGTATTTGATGATAGATTTGATGATAATTCTACAATACTTTCTCTGTTGCCTATACGTACAGGACTATTATTTCCATAACCAACATTTGAACGATCTGCGATTCTGTTTAGAACCAAGGTTGTGCTTGGTGAAACAATAGCATACAGATTTGTGGTATTTGGAGCAGTATAGATAAACTGTGTTGCTAAGTTTTGATAAGCAAAAGATTCATACTCACTTGCTCCCGGATTATTGATAGCGGTATTTGCTTCACTGGAGATTAATGAATCGTCAATCAAATACTGTTTTGGATGAAATTTTTCAGTCAGATCAACAGATTTAATGTTTGCTGTTGCTGGAACGCCTCGTGACAAAGGACCATCAAAGGTGACTGGATCACCAACTCTAAAACCTACACCACCATCTACAACCAGAACACCAGTAACTTCACCTGCTGTAACAGATGATACATACACACAAGCACCCGCACCAGTGTTGCTTGTTATGATAACAGGATCGCCTTCACTATATCCAAGACCAGGATTTAGAATATTGATCTTGTCAATGACGAAGTTATAAACAACTGCGGTGATCCTCTTTATTACACCATTTTCTTCATACTGACCTTCAACAACTTCTGAATCCTTGAACTTACCGTTAATGTTTGACAAAATAAGTTCGTTAATAAGACTATTTTCTTCATAGAACCGATCTACCGATTCTACAATAGCTGTGGTTCCAGTGGTTGTTCCTACAATTGAAGTACCAATAAATTTTTGTAGTTCCTCAAGCAAAGGACTTGGCACACCCTCGATACGAATATCATCTATTCGTAGTGATCTTTGAATAAACCATTTGCCATCAGATGCTCTGAGAACATCTTTCTGTGGATAATAAAAATCAACGGTTTCTGTATTTCCAATAAGACGCATCAAAAATCTTATTGATTTTTCTGTTCCTTTGGCCCTGTAAAAATCTTTGATGTGTTTTAGAATAAGTTTCTTGTCTGCTTTGATATCCTTTGGGATATACTTCATAAAGATTTTGTATAGTCTTTCGGCATACTCATCTTCTGTCAGATCAATATTTTGGTTATTGATTAGATTTTTGGCAACAGCAACAGGATTATCCTCTTGTTCCAAGAACTTATAGTAGTGCTCAAGAAACGTGACAAAATTCGTATGGTCGTTTCTCACAAAAAATGGTACTTGTGATTCAACCAGATTGCTTATTTTACTATTTGTTGTATTTGCCATTATTATACTTTATTCTGAAACAACATCTAAGGATACGCTTTTTGGATCATCTTCATCTATGGTAACGATCCTATTTCTCAAAGGTGTAATAACTTCGGTATCTGATACTATATTTATTGACAGATAATTATCATCATAGAAATCATTTTCTGTCACACTTGAAATTCTCATAGAGTTTAAGATAATTCTTCCTGTTTCATAATTTATTGATCCAACATTTGGTGTGAGAATTACTTTTTTACCGTCTGCTGCATAATAGAATGTTCTAAGTCTGCCTACTTTTGCCTGAAGAGTTGCTGTAGCTGATGCAGCTTCAAGTGGAGAACCGCCAGAAATACGTACCTGTGCAATAGAATATCCTGTCCCTGGTCTTGTAACCAATATCTCAGTTATCTTTCCTGCCCCAAGCTTAGCAACTGCTGTGGCACCTGAGCCATCTCCAATGATAGTTACAGTTGGTTCTGTAACATACCCTCTTCCAGCATTGACAACCTGAATTGATTCAATACCTGTTTCTGCCTCGGCAACTTCTTCAATATATGATAATCTTGGGGTTCCAGTTGAATCGAACAGGGTTATTGAAGGGAATGTGAAAAGTCTGTCATAGTGTGGATTTTGTTTCAGTGGCATGTTGAAGTCTATTGTATAGGTCTTCACATTTGTTGTATCAACCCTAAATCTTTTCTGAGCATAAACTTTTATGTCTGTGCCTGTAATGGATGAGTCTGATCTTTCAATATAGTTTTGTAGTCTGGACTTTCTGAAGTATGAATCAAAAGTATTAAGATCATCTGCAACATAATCAGATATTGCAGACCGGGACAGTTGCTTTACTTCTTCTGCCGAAAAAGATGTTGAGTTGGGGTTATAATAAACCTTCCCTTTCAGTAGAAGATATGTAAAGTCTGGATCAATTATTTCTGGTGTAACTGTGACAACGTTTCTTTTTCTGGTAATATGTTCTTTGATCTGTTCTTTTTCAAGATTTGTTAGGACATAGTTTCCTTTTGTTTTTATGGAAAGGAACATCTTGCCGTAGATCACAGGATCGTTCTTCTCTCCACCCCAGACTGAAACAGACTCAATAAACGGGAAATCTTTTCTTAAGATCGCCTTGTAATCTTCTTCTGTTACTGCTCTGTTCTGGGCTGTATAGAATACAGGTGCTCTGAATCTGATCTCATCCAGAGTTTCTTTTTCTGATGCACCAGACGAGGTTGAAACTGTGGTAATAGCAACATTATCATTGAACAGACCACCGATAGGTTCAACGAGGCTAAATCTTGAAATTTTATCGGAAACAGTTCCAACAGTATCAACATAGGTACAGATTACAACATTACCAACCTTTGGTTTTTTACCAATAACATCATCACCAAAATAGAACGTATAATTTAGATTTTCATTTTCTTCAATAAAGTATGCTGGTGTTGTTGATGTAATTTCTGTTAGATCGTTTGCCTGATTATATACAGTTGTCAAGGTGTTTGTTGTTGATTCCTGAACACGAATCGATATTGTGCTCACATCAACATTTGATGATGGAATCTCAAATCTTCTACTGAGATTTGTTGGTTCCATGATATACTGTAGAGTAACAACCTCACCTTGTTTTATTATAACATTACTGAAGCTAAATGATCCGTTTGCCTTTACTGATGTGTTTGCATTCAAGGCAACAAACTGATAGTTGATGCCATCAATATCTTGAGCAAGAAATCTGGTATACTTATCAAGGGTTAATGTAGATGTATCATCCTCATTTACTGATGGTGTAACCTTGATGTTTATCTTGGCGGATGCACCCTGTTTGCTGGTTGGAACATAACCGATCATCTTGGCATGAGACAACACAGATGCTCTGATCTGAGCTGTATCCAGAAACATTTCATTACCAATCATATTGAGGTAAAACGCCATATAATGGGTGTTGTATGCCAGAATATCGAGCAGAACAGACATACCAGAACCTTCAAAATCAAAGTCCTGGAATTCAGATTGATTACGAAGATAGTTCTTTAGGTTTTCCTTGATAGAAAGAAAGTCAAGTTCGGTAATACGAAGGGCTTGGTTATTTTGTGTTGTCATTTCTATATTATCTCAGCCTCTCCAAGAAAATGTTTATTGTTGCTGGCTCGTTTCTATTTATTATGATGAAAGATATTCTTACACTATAACCATTATTGTCAGGGTCAACCTGAACCTTTACACCCCGATCCATATCTTCCAAGAGGGCAACTCGTGGTTCAAAGTTTTCAATAACCTTAGTGACCGCATTTTTAACAAACTGTGCGGTTAGTGGATTGATATTATCAAAGAGTATTTTTTGTGTATTTGAACCAATACCTGTTCTAAAAGGACGATCATAATAGTTGGTCAAAATAAGATTTCGTATTGACCGTTTTATGGCCTCAACACCAACCTTTTTTACCACATCCTTTGTGGTTGGGTGTGGTAAAAAGTCAAGGTCTAGGTCTGTGTAATCTGGTCTTCTGTTTATTTTTTGAACTGTCATATGATTATTTATTCTTCTTTTTAGGCAGAGAATACTGTTGGTGATTTAACTGCTTGACTTCCTGCTACGTTAGTTTCTTGTGTAACTTGGTCAATAGTTTTTGGTGGTGCAGAAGAAGAATTTATCATAACTCTACCACCACCTCCAGAAATGATAATATCGGCCCCTTTTGTATATACAGATAGTTGTCCTCCAGATTCCAAGGACATTGTTTTTTCTGCTACTGCTGTGAAACCCTGTCCTCCAAGCTGACATGTTCCACCCTTTGAACCGCAAGACATGCCTTTGTCTGCGATTAAGCTCAAACTGCCTTCTACAGCACCGAGATTACAATTACCAATACTTCTCATATTTAATTCTTGTGCTGCCATACCATATGTTCCAGCTACAACCATTCCATAATCTCCAGGAATAACATTTGTTGCTGAACTATCACAAGACATCTTCATTGTTTTTCTTGCTGGTTTGGAAGCAAGCCTAGTTTGTGAGCCAGACCCTTCTCTGTAATGAGCAGAAAGTTGTGCCCCAGTAGTAGAATGAGCTCCAGCATAAGAACTCAAGGAAATACCATTACCAACAGAGATATCACCACCCAGAGTATATCTATTTGAACAATTTAGGTTTCTTTCAAATTTCTCACCATTAGGAAGAACACCCCAGCCGGTTCCATTATGATGATAGAATTCATAGGATACATTATCTTCTTCACAGTTTGATTTTTGACACGAACCACCAGCCCTATCTTCTGTATGGTATGTATAAAGATATCCATATTTTGGTTTTCTGGAAGCTGGATTTGATGTACTGGTTTTTTTAGGAACACCACGCAAGTCCTGGTAATCTGCTTCTTTATATGCCATAGTTTATCATACTCCTACTTTTTTCAAATATTGTCTAAAAGAATTTTCCACAGGTCCTTTCCAATTTTGGACCATACCAGCAATTTGATTTTTATCGTTGGAGATTTTTTGCATTAGTTGTTGAATCTTTTGTGAGTTTTGTGGCTCTAAGACAGGTAAAATTTCTGATATAAGCTTTGATGCCTCTCCAAAGAAATTCTGGCCTGGGATAGTCCCAACAAGACCACCACCTCCACCACCAGAGGAAGTAGCAGGTGGCTTTCTTACTTCAGTTCTAATCAATACCATTTCTATGTTTGGTAGTGTGTTTGATGTACTATTTACTATGTATGTGCCCGTGTTTCCAGTCTTGGATACTGTTGAAACAATATATGTATCATCTGTAACATCTATCCCAAACAATTCATGCTTTGGGCCAATTGCTATTTCACCAAATCTTAAATCTGTGACAGTTAGTGTAGTTCCATTAATATGTCCATAGAATTTAGCAACAGCAGTTGAATCCAAAGTATTTTCTAAAAGAATGCTATTAAACGCTGCTTCTGCTGCCATTACACTGTTTGAAACATTTTGTGAAACTTCACCATACCCATCTATAACAAGCCCAACATCACCATATGCTGATTTAACCTTAAATTCTACTTTAGGTAAATTTTCTTTACCATGAAGATCAACATTATCCCGTATCTCACCCATAACTGAAACGACATCTGAATATCCTGTACATTGACATAAGAGATCAACAAGATTATTTGCAAAGGTCTCTGGATGGACTCTGGCAACCAAAGAAACCGAACTAGGATCATCACCTTCATCTATTGCAGTTTCCATCACTGAATTAATAATTTCATAAGTCTCTGGTGTTACAGAATCTTTAATTCTTTGTTTTTGTCCTGAAGAAAGACCCTTAAAGGTATTGGCAAGAGACAGCACTTTCCCTGGAAGTTGGGAGAACATATTAGAACTAAGTAGTCCCGAGAATGGGGTTTCAGATGTTGGTATATTTGTTTCTGGTTGCCAAGGTCTTCCCCTCTCTGAATATGACCTACCATAATGAGGTTTATTCACAACTTCATTATATGGAATATAAGGCTTTTTTTGGTTTGGTTCAGCCTCAACAGGGGTTCCAGATCGCTTTCTTTTTCCGGGAGGAGATTTAGAATGTACCCCTTCAAGAGGTTCATTAGCACGACTTAAAGCCTCTAGACCCATGACTTTTCTCATGTATAGATCAATATTTCCAGGTATAGTTGTTGTCCCTGCCTGGGTGAAATCAGCAAACATACCCCCAATCCTACCATTCATGCTTCCTTCATAGGCTGGATAAAATTCAAAAATTGATCCAGGATCAGGAGGACCACTACAAGTTTGTTGATCAATTCTTCTAGGTGGAATAAGTGTTGGGACCATGTTACAATGATCAGGTTGAACACCCTGACCATATATTCCAATTTCTGCTGTTCTTAAAAGATTTGCTTCTGTTTTATCTTGAACATCTCCTGGTGGGAAATTTCCAATTAGTGTGGAAAATATGGGGGTATTGCCTCTAGTCTTTGTCATTTTTATACAATTCCTCCTTGACCAACAGTCTTACTTACACAATCCATAGTGGTTGTAGAGAAACCACCATTTTTTAGGTTGTGTGTCAAACTCATTATTAGATAGTCACCAGACCCATAGTTTAGCTGCTTTGGATCATTCTTGTTTTGTAGTTTCAGTGTTATGATCTTACCAACATTCAATATTGGATTCCAAGGGACTGTAATCCTTAATGCTATCTTATCCTGTTCCAACAGACCCATTCTCGCCTGTCTTTTCAGAGCAAAGAACTGAGAATAATCAGGACACGCTTGTTGGGCTTGCTCTGAGGCATAATTTGTCATCGCAGCTTTTAATACACCACTACCATTTCCACAACCCTGAACCTGACTACCTAAAAGTCCTGCTAATCTATTGAAAGGATTGAAAGAAAATAGTGAGGATATACTGGCTCCATCAGGACCAATACCATTTAGAATATCAGACAACAAATCAAAATCACAAGGAAACGAGTTTGTCATAATAGCTCTGGGGTTTGCATAACCAGAAAGGGATGCAGTTTCGTCAAAGTAGTATTCTATGATGGAATCAGCCTCACATAGTTTTTTCAAAGACTTAAAGTGATGTGTTCCAAAATTTTCATATGTCATATAATGTAGGAATGATGGGTCGTTTCCAGCAGCCAAGGCAACTTCTGCTTGTTCTGCCACTACCTTGAATGGGTGTATGTTTCTTGCCACATAGTCTCTGGCAGGATCAGATGGTTCTACTTCAATTTTTCTTGCTCCAGCACATCCAGGTAAAACCTCACTCACAACGGCTGATGGGGTGGTACACTTCCAGGATTTACTTACAAGAGTTTCAGCATCTATCAACAGAGTTGGATCACAGGCACGCAGAGTAAAAAGTTCAACCACGTTTGTTAGTTTTTTTCTGTTCTCTAATCTGTATATCTGCTGTACTACCTCCATCTTTGATGGGTATCCAAACTTTGCCAAGACTGGTCTTTCCATATAAATGGCTATGGTTTTACCCTTGAAACTGTTCAGGTCTTTTATTGGCAAGTTATGATAATAACTTTGAACTGTGACTGTTGTTTGCAGTCCAGGGAAAAGTAAGCTTTCACCAAGGATAACTTCGGTTGGAGTTATTTGGAATAGTGTTTGGTCAGAAACATTGACATCCATTTTGATAGATGTTAGTTTTTCTTGTTCACCAAAATTAGGAATACCATCAGTAGCCATATTATATTATACAAGCCTTCTTATATATCGTGGATTTGTTTCTCTGGTTAGTGTATTGAGTTCTTCAACTATTCTTGGATAAAACTCTGGTTTGATAATCTTTATAGACCGCTTAGCTTCATTTAGTTGTTCTTCATAATCATAGTTAGATACAGCATTTCGGCTTGTTATTTGAACCACGGTTCTACCATTACCCATATTGATGGTTTCAACATTTTGGGTATCAGTTAGGTTCTCATATGTATCGTAAGGAACATCCATGTTGTTTACTGTTAGTTGTTCCTCATTTACCAAGAATCTGGTTTCTGTTGTGATGCCTGTCAAAGACTCTTCTCTGGTGATAACTTTCTCATAATGATGAGTTGTTGTCTTGGCATTCTCTATTGAGCCATACTTGTTTATGATATACTTTTTAAAATTTCGTGAGTTCAAAGGCCAGTCATACTGAGGATCAACCATGTCGTTAGCAAAAAGAATAACCCAGTGTGCCTCGGAAGAACCATAGATATTGAATGCCAGTATGTCTGGTGTATCGGATTCTTTCACCAGATATTCATAGTATGCTGCTGCATTAGTCAAAACATCTCTTACTACTCTCAGCCTAAATAGAATATTTGTTGGATAGTCAAATGTTGTTGGTTTGGATTTTCCACCAGAAATATCATAAAGAACTTTAGGAAAGAGATCAAAAAACTCAGCCATATGTTATTAGAATCCTTGTAATACACGCTTCTTGTGAACTGGTTCGATTTCTCTAAAACCAAGGCTTAGCCTCACAGCAACAGGATGACCGTTGGTAAATGTTGAATACACACCTGATGGTGCATAATCAACCTCACATCTTTCTAGAACACAGGTATTTATTCTTATAATGTTCATATTTTCTTCACCCTTGTTCATAAAGGTGATATCAAATTCAGCAGGAGGAATCCAGTAAGCACCACCAAGAACCTGTCCTACTATCGGTAATGTACCAGGAGCACTAAGTTCTGGTGCCGCATGAAATCTTAAGGTCTTTATTATTGATTGTAGGGACAACGATTCTTTTTCATTACGAGGAGCAAGCAAAAACTCAAAGACAAACTGTCTTTGAGGTGTATTGGCAAAAAGAACTTCAACAGCAGGATTGATAGGATATCCACCCAGTCTGGATACAGTCCCAATAGCACTTCCGGCAGCATCAGAAACAGGTTTTGCTTGGCCACTCAAAACACTATCCAACTGATCTCCAAGTGTCTTGGAAAATGCTCTGATAGCACTGAGGCCATAACCAGCAATACCCATCAAAGCTTCTCCAGCAAAAGCAGTCAAAGAAACTTCCTGATACATGTTCTGGCCGTTATACACAAGTGGGGTTGGCATATATAGGGCAATAGATTCTGCGATTCTTCTGGTGCTTCTTTCCAGAGCAAAGTTTGTTGGTGCTGTTTGTCCTGGTGTGATGAGGCCATCACGAGCCCTTAGAGTATCTACCTTGGACAGCTCTTTTTCAAGAACATTAACCTCATTTGCTACCGATGTTAGATTTGTTCTAAACTTGTTACCACTATCAACAGGAACATTTATGTTGATGATAATATAGTGCCCAACATCATCCATACCAACAGTATCTGGGAAGACCTTATATGAAAAATTATATCTGGATTGGGCCAAATCTCTTGTGTAATCCAGACTTGATTGTTGATTATTATTTTGTTCTGCCATGAGTGATCTTTTTATAAACAGTTATCTATATATTTATACTTCATTTATTCAAAAAAAAGTATGGATATATGGTAAAAACATATAAGGGTAAGTTCAGTCCAAAAAATCCCAAGAAATACAAGGGTGATCCAACAAACATTATTTATAGATCGCTATGGGAAAGGAAGTTTTTTCAGTATTGTGATGAGACCGAGGATATTGTTTCCTGGGCCTCGGAGGAACTATTTGTTCCGTATATATCACCAAAAGATAATCGTTGGCACAGATACTTTCCTGATGTCATTATTGAAGCCAGACAAAAAGATGGATCGACCAGGACCATCATGATAGAGATAAAGCCACAGAAAGAAACCAAGGAACCAAAGGTGAAAAGTAAGAAGACACCCCAATATATCACCGAGGTTGTAACCTGGGGTGTGAATCAGGCTAAGTGGAAATATGCTGAAGAATACTGTAAAGATAAAGGCTGGGAGTTCAAGATTCTCACAGAGAAAGATTTATTCGGGAAATAAATAATAACATGGCAAGAAAATATCAACCTAAACAACTACAAGACTGGTTACGAGGTAAGGCCCGTTCAGCAGCCGGATATAGAAAAAATATCATGGGCAATACTGAACGCCTACGCAATACTATTGCTATTGGTAAGATGTACTTTTTTTTCTATGATGCCAAGCACAAGGACAAACTTCCTGTCTGGGACAGATTTCCTTTGGTGTTTCCGATTGAGCGGTATAGTGATGGATTCCTTGGACTCAACCTACACTACCTCAACATAGATGAAAGAAAAGCCTTGTTGGATAAGCTTACAGCCTTTGCCAACAACAAGAATCTTACCCCTAATACCAGACTACAGTTGTCATACGACTTATTACAATCAACAAAATCCCTTGCCAACCTATCCAGACCTTGTATCAAACGATACCTAAACTCACAGTTTAGAAGTAGGTTTGTTGAGATAACCCCAGACGAATGGGATAAGGCAGTAGAACTACCAGTAGAAGTATTTGTAAGGAAACCATAACACAACATGGCATCATATCTAATCCAAAACGCACCAACAAACCTGTCTATGCAGGACTTTAAGTCTGTTTCGGACCAGCATGGTAGTTTGGCAAAAGCAGCAAGATTTGCTGCTATCATAACTCCAATAGGACGCTATGTCCTGGAAGCAGCACAAAATGGTATAACAAAGGACCTAACATACCTTTGTGAAATAGGCGAACTCCCAGGAAGAGGTTTGATGAATATTGATGTTCGGTATTATGGACCTAATCACAAACTCCCTTTTCAGACTCAGTATGAAGACCTAAATCTAACCTTTCTGTGTAGAAACCGATCTATGGAAAGACAGTTCTTTGATGATTGGATGTGGAGCATAAATCCAACAAACACATTTGATTTTAGCTACAGAGATGACTACAGGTCAAAAATAGACCTCTATCAGTTTAATAATGTTGGAAATGAACATAAGGCAGAATATAAAATAACAGTTCATAATGCCTATCCGATTCTTATAAACCCACAACCCATGTCCTGGTCTGATGATCAGTTCCAAAGACTTGTTGTGTCTTTTACATATACACACTGGACTCGTGAAGGATATGATACTGAACCAAGAGGTGGAGAACCACCAAACTGGTCATACGATTTGTTTGAAGGAAAGACTAATGTACCACGACCATAGAGGATGATTTTGATATATGATACCAAAAGTAGATTTACCGATATATGAACTGACCTTACCGTCGAACGGTAAGAAGATACGAATACGACCATTCATTGTCAAGGAAGAGAAACTTCTTCTTATGGCTGTAGAATCAAATGATGAAAAAACCATCATCGACACAACCAAACAGATTTTGAATAACTGTGTAATAGACGGACAGGATTTCAATATTGATAAGTTGCCGTTCTTTGATATTGACTACCTGTTTATTGCATTACGAGCAAAGTCAATAGGTGAGTCTGTTGATATCAACTACACCTGTAATAATATCACAGGATCAGGAAACAGATGTGGAAATGTGTTTCCAGCCAAGATTGATGTCTCAAACTGTTCTGTGATAAGGGATGACACAATCTCCAAGGATATTCAGTTATCTGGTAAGATGATGGTAAAGATGAAGTATCCTAACTATACCACCATGAAGCTGATTCTGGAAAACGATAATGTTATAAACAAGAAGATCAATATCATTGCTGGTTCAATAGAAATGATTCAGGATGGTGATAATGTTTATACATCCAAGGACTTTACCAAACAAGAGATTATTGAGTTTGTTGAAAATCTTACACAGGAGCAATATAGGAAACTTGAATACTTTGTGGATAACTTCCCGTCGTTTGTGATAACATCCCAGGCAACATGTGATGCCTGTGGATATACCCACAAGCTTGAGTATAAGGATTTCGCAAGTTTTTTCGTCTAATGCTTGGTTATGATACTTTGATGAATCATTTCAAAACTAACTTTTCGCTAATGCAACACCACAAGTATTCTTTATGTGATATAGAAAATATGATGCCTTGGGAAAAGTTTTTGTACGTAGACCTGTTGAAGCAGTATATCAAGGAACAACAGGAGTTACAGCGTGACCAAGCAGCAGCAAGACGAGCACAGTCAAACATAAAAAAGAGATAGTAAAGACAGATGGCCAGACCAGAAGACCTAACAGTAGACTATAAGAAACTATTGAGACTGTCTGTAGCAGACAGAGTTGAGATGGCAAGGAGTCCAATAGGACAGAGTTATCTTGCGTCTCTTACACCCACTCAGTATAACTCTCTGTTTCCTTCTTATTATAAAGATTATGTACCATCATATTCGGCAGTATCATCTGGTGGCGGTGGAGGTGGTGGTATGGCTCCATCTGGTGGAGGTGGTGGTGGAGGTGGAACAACAACCCCATCAGGTGGAGGTGTGGCACCAACCACACCCACTACACCTACAGCAGTAAAACCTGGATGGCTACAAAGATTAGAGAAAGATTATGGTCCTAAAATAGAAACAACTATTACAGATGATGAATTGGGTCAACAGTCTGAAGGAGCACACACTAAAAGATTTGATGTTCCTTTCTTTAAAGGTCCACAAGGGGTTGCGGCAGTTCGATATAATAACCCTGGTGCAGCTTGGCCTAGTCAAAGAGACAATCTTTATGGCTTACAGGGATATGGTATTATAGGTGGTAATAATAGAATAGGTAAATTCCCATCTGTTCTTCATGGACTTGCTGCAAATATGGATTTGTTTAAGAATGGTAAAAATTTCGGTCCAGGTAAAACGCTAGAAAAAGCAACATACATTTGGCGAGGAAATAGACCAGGAAATGTTCCAACAGGAAGATTATCAAATGGGTTTGAGTTTGGACCAAATACAGTATTAACCCCAGAACTTTTGAGTAATAGAGAATTTATGACAGCCGTATTTAAACAGTACGCTTCTCATGAATCTGGATTTAAAGGTACTGTCTCAGATCAAAAACTAAATCAGGCATTTGATATGTATTCGGCAGGAGGTATTGACGAGTATAAAAAAATATCTGCCACACAAAAATCAACAAATGCTCCAACATCAGCAGGAGAAATTAAAAGACAGCCACAACAAGCAGATGATGCTGGTGAAACACCATTATCACCAACTAAGGCTGGAAAATATAAGAATGAAAATAGACAGAACCTACATCTATTAAACGACAAAGCATTCAATCCTGTTTTGAGAGAAGCCATTATCGAAGGTTCAAAAAGAACTTTTGGTGATCCTAATGATCCTAACACAAGATACGAAATTCGTATAAACAATGCTTTAAGACCGGGTGATACTGGTTCAAAACATAGTATTGGTAAAGCGACAGACCTACAAATTTATGATAGAGAAACTGGAAAGTATGTTGGTGGTCATGATGATATTATGATTAGTTCTTATGGTAACCCATACTCATATAACATGCATAAGGACCTTTCTCGTGGCATGTATCAGTTCCTAAACGAAAAATATGGTCAAGATGTTGCAAACAGACTTTCGTGGGGAGGAAACTTTTTTGCCAGACAAGGTAAGGTCGGAGGTGCTGTAACATATAATGGCCCTGCAATTGATTCTATGCACTACTCTCTTGATGAACCGGGTCAGGCCGCAAGACAAGGATCAATAACCGGAACACCTTCTGAAAGAGTCCAGAAATGGTTGGAAAAATATGGTATAACATCCACAGAAATGGGAGATGTTTCAAAGTGGAGATCACCATATCTAGACCCACAGCAAGCAGCACCACAACAGGTAGGGCAGGCAAAAACTCTTCCAAAAGGATTAGATCAGGGAGTAGTGAATTATTATAACAGCCTAACAGATGAAACTGAAAAAAATAGACTTTTGAATATTCTTAATAGTGCTCCTGTTGATGTTGTAAATAGATATTATACAGAAGATGCTGCAACTGCCACACCCCAAGCAGTTCGAGAAAAAACTGGAGAAATTGTTGCAAACCCATCACTATTAGAACAAGAAACAGTCTTAGAAGAGCAACAGAATGCAACAAGAAGACTTCCTATAAAAGCAGACTTGAAAAATAGAGTAGAGGAAGCAGTTTTGGCAGTCTATGGTCCAGGATATAAGGCAAGGGTTTATAGTGGAGGTCAAGACCCAAGGGACAGATCAACAGTTCCTAAAAAAGCTTCAATAAGACATAACTATGGAAATGCAGGGGATTTTTATATTGAAGGTCCAGATGGCAAAAGACTATCCAGAGAAGAACAGCTTCCTTTAGCACAATACTGGATGAAAAATAGATACGGTTCTATTGGGTTGGGAATGAGTGGTGCTGGTATTCATATTGATAATGATCAAAGAGTAAACGCATGGGCTTATAAAGGAGATGATAATAGTTATGAGTATCTTTCGAACGAGGAGAAAAAATTCTTAGCTCAAGAACAATTATCTAAATATACTCCACCATATTCACAGTTTGGAGGGTTTGCTGACAAAATCAACCAGATTCAGAAAGAGCAAGGTATTAGTGTAGAACAGGCCAGAGTATTGGCAAGAAAGGAAATGAGACGTATATTAGAGGCACAAGATGATGCCTCTGAAAAACCATTATCACCACAAGCACCAACTGCAACTGTTACTGCCCCGGTAGCACCACCACCATCAGTTAGGTTTCAAGATTTAGATTTAGGTGGCGCACAAAGACCAAACTTTACGGACGCTGAATTGGAGGCGATAAATCTTACCCCAGGTGCTGCTCAAAAGATTGCTGATGGGATTAAAAAAAATCCAATGGCAAGATTTGCAACACCATCTATGATTAGGTCTGGTGTTCTTGAGAAAGCTCCAGAGCTGAAAACTTTTTCTACTCTTGATGCAGGAAAGCAACAAGAAAAATTAAATGAATTAAGACAAAAGGCAGCCCAGCCTGCACCAACACCAGATGCACCAAAAACTGAACAAGCACCATCTGCTGCAACA